ATGTTACTTTGACTGTTCTGCACCATTCAATTATACTATTTATTTCTCCGATGTCCATGGAGTTTATCATTGCACAAGAGACAAATGCCAACGGTTGGTCGACATAGCCTATCTTTTCGCTGTGATCACTTCGAAAGGCTTCAATGAGATTGTAGCTTTGTATTAAATTTACATTCAACCTGTGGGAACCACCAATTCGTGACAACATCTTACCTATTTCCGAATACACGGGTATGCCTTCATATAAGACTGAGTACATCTTGCCTAAAGAAGCATAATAATGTTGTACCCAGCCATTTCTGATGGCATCTGCGTTTAAACATGAAGTAATACTTTGCAGCATTTTCTTCAATTTTTGGACATAGATATACTTCCCTGGCTGATATTCTAAGAATTTACCAGAACAAAACTCGACTGACTCGGGTGTTGTTCTGATCAATATCTTAGCATCAAAGCCAAAGAACTCATATGTGTTCACGTATTGGCTAGTTCTTGGTATACTAGCATACGAATCATCACCTTTCACAACGAATGAATAGGTCTTACACTGGGGATTACCGCACGATTCAAAATTACAAGATGGACAGTAATTTTTAATCAGGAAATACTGAGTAGCAATGTAGTTTAAAATTCCATTGCCGAGTGAAGTATCCATATCACCCGAACCTCGACATTCATAGAATTCGAAATTCACCCCAGTTTGAGTAGTTCCCTTCTTCCTTATTTTATATGCAAATAATATATCAATCAGATCTACCTTCTCTGGAAACACTAAACAAAAAACCATGTATTCCATTCGAAGAGTGAAGAGTCTTTGCGACCCCTCAAATTTTGACATATCATTCTCCATAAACCATTGTCCTACTAATTTTTCAAATTTCTTTCCACAACTTAAGTTGTCACATGCATTAGCTACTTGTTCTAATTTGAAAAATGCTTTCTCAATGGGCTCAATAATTTGAGCATAAAGAATGTTGAACCGCGGGTTCCTGCCCATGATCATACGTGGGCTTTTGCCTTCTTCGAAATATCTCTCCAGTTTGACGAAGGCACTAATCAAACTGTCACCCTTTAATCTTACTCCGTTGCGGGAAAGCTCATTGTGTGCGCGCAGATAACGCGCGCGCAGCCTACCAGTCTTTGACTTAAGGAAATTCTCTCCGTCAAAAACGATAGATGAGCTCTGAAGAGATAGCTTGATTCTAGAGCTAAGGTCCTCAATGATGCGGTGTAAGAGTCGGCTGTCAAGGCGCTTGGGCTGTGGCTTAGGAGTGTCCTTGAGATATCGCTTATGTAGGGACTCGTAGACGTTGTGAGCGCAGCTCGCCATGACGATGGTCGGATCTGGTTCCAAAAGGGCATCACAATTCCATTGAAGATATTTCGTGCTAACGCACTCACAACAACGGTCCCGGTCTGGATGAGAGACCAGAATATTTGGACGCTTCCATTGGCCAAGATCTCCGCGTTCGCCACGACTAGTTGACCGTAACAATATAGTTTCAGCCTCAGCGACGCATTGACCAAGCTTGCAACTGTCAGGGGTGAGATGATAGCAGCTACAAGCACAAGCCGACGCGGTGTAATGAGATTCAAGAAGTTCCCAGGGGCTACCCAAAAATTCCACCGCGGATCAACTTCTTTGAAAAGGGTTTGATCATCCCTTTGATCGCAAGCGCGAGCCACCGTAAGTTTGAT